ACTTAGGTAAGAATGCAAGCGCAAGTTTGAGTTTTTCATTTAAACCACCACTCGGATGATTTTCATCAATGTCTTTATCAGTATAATTCAATTTTGCATTTTTTGCAAACACCGATTTGGTGCCAACAAAAAATTTGCCGTTTTCCGGATTTGTGCCTGCAAAAATAGCAGGAGCACCATCCCATTTTGTGGTCACATTTATTTTTGAGCCTGAATGACCAGCAAGCATATTACGCAAAGAACGAAGAAACTCTATTGCTTCACGTGCGCCAGATACACCAGCGTTCAATACATTGTCTTCAAGATGTTCCAAGTGAACATTCTTGCCTTCTTTGCCTTCTTTTAGATAATCCATGAATTTCATATTTCTATTGCTTTAGAACCAATAAGAAGTTTAGGCATGATTAAAACCCTAACACCAGAATATGTTTTTCCATTGACCTCATAGTTTCTACCACTTGTATAACGAGCGCCAATAATTGCTGTATAACCGTTTGATTCAAATTCAGATACGTCTGGATTCAAACTCATTGATGCTGAAAAAGATAAAACGTGATTTTTTCCAACCAGTCTTAAAATTGCATCACCTTGTCCAATTAAATGAATATTATCTTCAGTGTATTTTTGTGAACCAAACTCAGGACCATAAATTGCTTTACCAATTAAAGTTTTATCAGTTATTTTACGATAATATCGTAGTTTTTTATCAACTATTGATTTATGAATGTTTGAGATAGATTCTAAAAAGAGCGTTACATTTTCATCTGCTGAGATTGATCCTCTTTTTATGCCATCAGCTTTAGTTGTGATACCGCTATACTGCTGAAAACCTTTAGCATCTCTGCCCATTTTATGAGATATGAAACACACATCACAAAACTTTTTAGTAGTTTGATTATAGCTAACCAACGCTATATCCGCTTTTGGTGTTCCAGAAACTTTATTCGCTCCATATATTTCTTTGAAAATATGTGTGCCTACTTTAATATTGATAGGACCACCTTGTTCTACGATATACTTGTTTATTTGTTGTAACACTTCAAGTTCACCGCGTTCTGTTGGAGTAGGACTATTCAGTGTATACTCGGAATCTAATTTTTTAAACTTATGAAGCAATCCATGTGTTTTTAATGAACTTGGCATAAAATCTCCAATAATCTAGGTTATATTAGAGTATTTATACTTTGAAGCCCCCGAACTTATTCTTTGTTCCCGATAATCTTTCACGGTCACCAAATGAATTCAGTGGCTTATCATCAACTTGACCAGAATCTATCAAGTCCTCTTGCGCCGATTGTTCTACATCATACAGTTTCATTTTAGCCCTGTCAATACCGACCACAAACCGTTTGAAATAGTTAGGATCATTGTAACGGTTCTTCAGTTGCTTAATTAGTATCTGATTCAATTGTTGCAACTCTTCTGTACTTATCAAAGCAAACATAAAGTCAGCCGTTGCTGGTAGACCAAATGATTCTGAAGTGTCCTCAAGACCAGGATCGCTGGAGGTGAAGCCAGAACGGGTCGTTTGTGTAGCCGATACTATCGGTACATCAAATTCAACCGCAAGACCCCTAAGTTCTTCCGCAATAGCCTTAACATAAGAATAACTATTTACGTTAGCACCAGGCTTGATTCTGGCACTTGCACAAATATTAAGATAGTCAATAAAGATGATATCAGGTTGAAAACTCTTTTTAAGTTGCAATTCGTTTAACAATGCACGGAAGTGTAGTGCTGATGCTGCTGCTGTAGGATACTCTTTGATGATGAGTTTACCGTGTGTGTTGACTTTGAGTGCAGAAAATTTACGGTCATAATCTTGTTTGCTGATAGAGTTCAGGTCTGCAATGTCAATGTTCAGTAGATTTGCATCAATACGTTCAGCAATTCTTTCTTCTGCCATTTCCATTGTGATATACAACACGTTCAATCCCTGGGATAGACAAGAGCCTGCAACGTGACACATAAACAAAGATTTACCAACGCCTGTGCCTGCAAGTGCAATGTTTAGAGTTTTCTTTGGCAAACCACCTTTTGTAATCTTGTTGAACAGATCAAGATCAAAAGGTATCTTTGTTTCGTGACGGTGGTAAAATTCAAACCGATTGTCAGAATCGTCAATGTAATCATGACCAACAGACCTATCAAATGACACACCAAGTGCATCACTCAATAACTTTGGTATCATGCCCTTGTCTTCTTTCTGATTCTTATCATCAAGAATCTTAACAGACTTCATGATTGCATTGTAGATTGCTTTGTCTTGGCAGAACTTCTCAGTTTGCTTGATGAGCCAATCTGTATCAGTTGGTTCTTCTTTGTCGGCATTAATTTCACGAATCATCTGAACAGCATTACGAACCTGCTCTTCAGTCAGTTTCTTGGATTCTGTGAAATTAATTATGAGTGATTCATAAGTAGGAAGATGTTTGAACTCATTTACATGTTCATTAATCTCATCAAACAGATTTTTTTCTGTAGAGTCAACAAAATACTCTGTCTTTAGAAATGGAATAATCTTTCTTGTGTAGTCCTCATTGAATATCAAATTCTTCAGAATCGTAGTTTCTAGTCTTTTCATTTGCAGCCGCTTGACTTAATAAAATTTCGGTTAGTATGTCACCAATGTATGTCTGAAATTCTTGATCTTGTGTAAGATCATCCATAGAAATATTTGGTGAAGATATGAGAGTATAACTAAATGTCATTCTAGCAAAATCTCCTTCTTCTGTCAACTTTGCTTGTCCATAATGATAAAGAACACCGGCAAATTTTCCCGTTTTAATACCAACGGCAGTTTTTGTGCCATCATCTGAATCCATTAAAACATAATCAATGTCATGTTGTGGCTTCATCGTTCTCTTCCACGGTCTCACTTTCTCCCATAATGTTGCTATAAGTGATTTCATATTTCTTCCTTACAAATTCTCTGAAACGCTCATTAGCAAGAATATCTTTCCAGAACTCTTCAGTTTGTGTATCATCAAATCGTTTTTTCTCTAACACTTCACCAGTTTCTTGGTCTACTTTAGCATACCAACCATTACTAGGTTTGGATACAAAATTACCTTCGAGCGCAATATCAAGTAGACCAGACCACTTGTTAATGCCACCATCAAAAGATACAGTAACAGGAATTTTAGATTTTTCACGAACATATCTTGATTTTTCTACATTGATGATAAAATTATAACCTGTCAATTCGGTGCCGGTTTTTTCTTGTTGACGACCTAGAATCCAAATGGTATCCGCTGAGTAGTAAGAGCCTGTGCCACCACCAACAATATCTTTAGGGAACATACCAATTTCTTTGTATGTGTGATTGACCACAACCATAGGAATATCTTTGAGTGTCAGGTGTGGAGTGATCATGCGGAACAAACTCTTGATCTGCTTTGCACGTGACATATCGGCAACAGATTTACCTTCCGTTGCATCGTCAACTTCTTTCTTTGATGCAAGATTACCAATTGAATCAAGAATAATGATAACACGATCACCTTTTTCAATGCTCTGCAACTGATTCATAATATCATGCTTTAACTGCTCAACATCGGTAATTGGCGTGTGAAGCACATTGTCCATGTTGATATTGAATGTTTCAAAGTATTTTTGTGGTGTGCCAAACTCTGAATCATAGAACAACACAGCAGCATCAGGATATTTCTTCATGTATGCAGATGCCATCAACAAAGCAAATGCAGTTTTGAAGTGTTTTGATGGACCAGCAAACATCGTCAGACCTGGTGTGATACCACCATCAAGTGAACCAGAAAGTGCCACATTTACAATTGGCACATCCGTTTGTATCATGTCTTTGTCATTAAAAAACTTTGATTTAGATAGTATTGAACTATCTTTGATAGTTGATGATTTTTTCAGTTTATCTAGTATGCTCATTTATTTCTCCAATGTCTGCTATCTTATCTTTTGGTATAACTTCGTGTTTATCGTCTACAAAAAATGATTCTAACGTTCGTGACGGTGTGTTGTCAAGTTTCTTTTTCTTTACGACCTTTTTGACTGGTTCAACTTCACCTTTATCTTCTTTGATTCTGCGATATGTCTGATTTGCTGCTATCAATAATAACACAGCCAATGGATCAAATACAACAATAATAATAAAGATTACCAGTCTAACTGCTTTGTCTATCAAGTCACGATCATGTGTGCCATAAACTACCTCTGCCACATATTTTATAGGTCCCAAGTCCGACTCAGCCTTTCGAACTTCCAAGGATAAAGGGAGTTTTTCTTCCGTAAGTGTTTGTATCTCTTTTTGAAGCCTCTTAGTCTCAGCAATGATTCTCTCACGGTCTTTCTGTTGGGCTTTGCGGACCTGATTAGCCCTCTCGGCACCTTTCTCGTCCTTTGACCTGCCCATAATTTGATCGACAGCCTCATCATACTGACTAAGGTTCTTGTTGTTCCTCTCAATTTGCGATTGAATAACTTTGATCTTTTCATCATAGATTTCTACCTTTGCTGCTTGTGGTGCTATTGTGCTTGAATGTTCAATATGTGCTTTTGACAGATAACCAAAAATTCCCATTGATGTGATTGCCATTAATAATACAACAGCAATCAAAAAATAAAGTTTAAGTGCAGAGAACGTTGTCTTCCAATGATTATACACCCACGATACTGTAACTAGTTTTGCTGCTTCTAATACTGAACCCATGATGATAATTGGCCAGTATGAACCTGGAAATATTTGTGCAAGACCAATGACTGAATAATACGCCGCAATACCTGACAGTGCAAGTGCAGTTAAAAATGGAAGCACAACATGTATCATGGATTATCTTTAGAATGTGGCACATCAAATACAAATGTGATTCTATCTATCGGTCCTACATTTCTTGCAGAATGTTCTAGTTT